CCGTTGCGGGCTTTCCTCACGTCCTCCAGCGTTGCGCCTTCGCCGCGAGCATACGACTCCACCGCCTCGATGCAAATTCGCGGCCGTTCTTCCCCAGCAGGGACAAACTTCAGAGCCGTCCGCGCGCATTCTGCCGCAGCCAGTATCAACTGCTTTCTTTCCGGCGATTCTACCGGGCCGGAAAGCTTGCCCAGTAGCCATAGCATCCAGTCGCCTCGTGGACACACATCCCACGCCGATTGGAAATCTCCGGGTTGGTCGCACAGCCAGTTACGGGCCTCGGGGCAAGCGTTCAGGGTTTCCAGCGCACTGATGATCAATTTGTTCATTTGTCCTCCCCGGCTTCATCCGCCGGTCGTCCGCGTGTCTGTTCAGATTTCGGCGCGGTCCAGATCACCGGCGCGCCGCTGCCGGGGCAGTAGATAACTTTTCCACCCATACTGCCTCGATGGGGCCTGCTATGGTGCCTCACGGCGCCGTCTTTGATGCGCACCCACTGACGGCACACCTCGCAAATGGTGCGCAGCCGGTGGTCGGAATGGCGGCTCACGCCCTCTCCATGCTGTAAAAGGTCACTACGCGCTCGGCGCCGTCGTATTCCTCAACTCGGAAGGGTTGCCCTTCGTCAAGCCATGCGACTTCCAGATCGCGCGCCCCGCCATAGTATCCGGTGGTGTACCCGAGTTCCTTCATGAACTCCTCTGTTACTGGGGCACCGGACAGGACCTTTGCTACAACCCGGCGGTCGAAGAGAAGGCCCTTTTCATCGGGGTTCCAGGTCGACCAGCCGGCGCCATAGCCGGGGCTGTAGAGGACCGCAACTTTTCCATCCTTGACGTACTTTTCGAATTCCATATTTCCTCCCCGTCCCTCGGACGGTCTGTTGTTCCGTAGTATGCGGCACTATTCCGCAGTTGTCAACGCCGACTAAGAAACAAGCTCACTAGATCGCCGAATAGCTTGAACTGATCGGCCATGCAGTGGTGGAGCCTCACTGGGGGCCCATCGCTGTCGTGGAAGGGGAATTCCCCATCGTGCCACACGTAGCAGTCGAAGCACGCATCCGATCGATCGGCTTCATTAGGCGGGTTCTCGCCCCCGACCACCACGCACTTCCCCGAGTATCCACCCATCTGGGGGTACCAGAGGGCGATGGTCGGCGAGCCGTTCCAGGTTCCTTGCCGATGCGCGCTGCAGTCGTCCGCGCCTGGTTCAGGGGGGTGGAGTTGCTTATGGGCTTTCATCTGGCTCACCCCTCGATCCCGGGCAAAACTCCCCGGTCGTGGTCTGAATATGGGCCCGCAGATCATCCGGGGCCAGCAACACTATCCGGACGCGGCACACGGGGCAAATACCGGTGGGGCGTTTGCTGTCGTCCTCTTCATCGTCCATCAGAATCATTCAGTCGGTTCCTCCTTCAGAATCGACGGTACATGCTCTCGCCTTACAAGCTCGCCCCAGCCACGACAACGGTATGGGGTCGGCTTCCCGTGTGCGCGGATCCGTCCTTGCTTCGTCAAGGCCACCAGGTCACCACAAACGGGGCACGCGCCGATGGTTTTGACGGTGCCCGGCGGTGGGCCGGGTTTGTATACTCGGCCGCCTCCCGCGCACATGGTGCTGCCCTCCCCGTCCATCCAGAACCCATGGCGGGCAATGCGCCCATCGGGGTACAGCTTGACCGCCCGGTTGCAGACGGGGCACCATGGGGGTTCCTTCAAGGTCATCGTCGGTATACCTCCTGGCCCGTCTCGATATCCACGACCACCGGCACGCCGCCGCGCACCTCGACCCGATAGCGGCTGTCGTGACGGGTCGCCACCTGGACGCCGCTGCCCTTGCATCGGACCTTCCGCCGGCGTTTGAGCCGTTGGTGCGGTGCAATGAGGCCGGAGGGCAGCAGAATGACCTCCTGGCGGCACGTGGGGCACTGGCCGTGATGCACGACATACTTGGGGTCCGGGTCCTGTACTTCCTCCGGTTGCCGCGAGCTTCTCCGGTCAATCACAGCACCAACCTCCCCGGGGGCTTGGTGGCCTCGACCGAGGCATCTTCCGGGGCCTCCAGCGCTTCCTCCCGGCTGTAGGGGCTCCAGTCCGCATCGGTAAGCCGGATGCCCGCTTGGACCTCAGCCACGAATACATCCCGGACGCCGTTGGGGGGTATCAGTCCACCGCTGGTGATCCAGTAGTATATGCTCTCCCGGGTGCGTTGGATCCCGGCCAGCCTCATGTAGTGTATCAGCGAATTGACACCACCGAATCGACGAATGACTCTTTTCGCCTGGCAGTCGTCTGTGTAATCCAGTCCAGTGCCATCCATGGCATCCGGCCCCGGACCGCCGATGGGGTGGGGGTGCCATTCCTGTTGATACAACCCACGGTAAAATCCGTCGATCTTGGGACTGTTGACCTTACGTGGTTTCTTCATTGCCTTGTCTCCTTGGTTCGCGACCACGGGGGTTACCGCGGCTGCAATTCGTCCAGTGCCCTCTCCGCCGCTTCCAATTCACGCCTCGCTTGCTCGCGGGTTGGTGCTCCGCCGATGGGGACAGCGCCACGTCGATACTGATCGACCCACCACTGAGCGTTTTCCAAGCGGACACGCGCCTCGATAACTTTCCTACGTTGTTCCTTGTTCATTTATCTATGCCCTCCCCGTCCATATTGGCATGGACCTTGTTATATAACCATCTTGCCGCGCTAAAAGCCGCGTCCAGAGCCGATCTCCAGACCATCCTAGAATGAGGGAAAATGGAGGAAGGAGAATATCCACCACTTACTCGACTTTCCTTCATTCTCGCATTTCCTCCATTTTTTCCAGTCCGGGCGGCCGTGATAGCACTGTTAAAAATTCCTTAGCTAAAATATCCTAGCCACCATTTCTAGTAACTCTCTTTTCTTTCAAGAAATGAGAGAATAAGAGAAAAAGGGGCTGAAACATTGATCAGCAGCGGGTCCGATTTTTCCTCCATTCTTCCTCCATTCTAGGATGCCCGGTCAGATTCGGCAAGCCATTTTTAACTGTCAAGGAATTTTTAACGATAGCCGGGGGGGACTGTTAAAATCCCCCTGGAAGGATTTTTTCAATCGACCACGAATCCCGTCCGATCCTCCTTCGCCTTCCCAAGAGCGACCAAGAGAACCCAGTGCCCCTTGGGGTCTTCCCACCGGCGATCAGACAGCGTACCATCGACGCAGGGGAAGCCCAGATACCCTTCCTCAAGGTATCGGCTCATCGTGGCGTGGTCGCGGCATACCACGGTGGCGGTACCACCAGCGGCGACGAAGTAACGAGCCTGGGAGGCATTTGTTTCGGAGCGAGAGAAAGTAAGGTGATGGTTGGGTGCCGCTTCGCCGGACAGCCATCGGGAGTATTTTCGCGGATCCTTCGTGTAATCGACGAATCCGTCCATCTCGTGGCGCATCATCAGATCCCGGTAGATGGATAATGTGTTGGTGTCGGAGAGTGTATCGAATCGCGTCACGAGGATTTTTCCCGCAGCGTGCGCTTTCTTCCGGAGCCCGGTCAGGTCGCGTTCCACGTAAGCGAGGTATTCGGCCCGATGGAATAGGAAGAGCCGCGTCCGTAGGATGCGAGCCCGCTTAGCCGTGCTGAAAACCAGCTGGCCACTCGATTTTAGACAAGCTGATTCACAACCCGGGCTGCAATGCGTGCACATGACATAGCCCGACTCTCTAGCCGGACTGAGAATGACGCCGCATTGGATGTAGTTGCTGCCATCGTTGGTCTTATGAAATTTCGCTTGGTCGATGGTTACCACCGCGCGCGTCTGGAAGTATTCGACCGGATCAATATTGTCGATCGACGGTGACCAGCGTTTAGACTTGACCGGCCGGCGGATTCCATCGGCGCAACGGCGAGACAGGAGCTTCGCGGAAAATCCAGTGAAGAGTAGCATGATGAGTTCCTCCCCAGTGCCTCGTGAGAGGCACCGGACAATCGGTCTGTTACTTACCGGAAACGAGCGATTTCAATTCAGCCTTGATCCGCTTAGCGTCTGGGCCACGCCACGAAGCGGCATTGGACAGGAAGTAATTGACAATTGAGCGCCCATCGTCATACCCGTATTGGTCTGATACTTCGTGCATCGAGTGCATCGCGTTCAAATACGGAATGGCTCCAAAGTATGGCTTGGCCCAGAGGCGTCGAATCTCGCGCGCGATGGTTGACAGCGAGCGTTTCTCAGGAATCCCCAACGGCGTCATACCCGGCAGCGCTTCGATTTGTGGCGTCTTCATTAGAATTTCTCCGTTTTGATAGTCGAGTGGTATTCGTTAACGACAAGCTTGTGATTCACCTGGATCGATAGCTCATATTCTGCGCAGTCGCGGAAATTGTGGCTACCGGACGGACTATGGATGCGCACCAATCGAACTGGTTTTTCCCCGCTGTCTAGCTCAAAATCACCGGACGCGAAACACGTTGACAGGAAGCACTCCAATGCTTCCCACGATGGCCCATACTTCGCTGGGCAGCCCGGAATTTCAATTGTGATCTTCATTTCAGACCAACCCCTTCAATGCCGCCATAGCCTGGCCTAGTGCGATACATCGGTTCACGCTTTCTTCTGACTCCGGATCACGATCGGCTGCAATCTCATAGAGCATTTCCGCGACTCTCACCTTAGACCGGAGCCGCGCTAGTCGCCTTGCTTGTCCAGGCCGTTGATAGACCACGCCACGAATACCAGTGCCTGTAATTATTTGCCCGTTGCGCACCGATACGGCACGCGGCTTGCTCTCTGCCAGTGTCACCAGCAGCGCCACGAGAACCATAACCACCACAGCCGCGACGTCCATTCTCTTACCCTCCCCAGTCCCATCGGACCGGACCGCGTTCGTTGTTCGTGGATTCAAGATATCACACCTATCGGCACGTGTCAAAATCTTTTTAACTATTTCTTTCGAAGCCGCTCCTATAAGGTAAAGTGAGCGTTAAGTATTTCTTAACACTCTAGAGAGTAGAGAGCTAGACCGATCGGTCTAGTTGCCCCGATGATATCCCCAAGTTAAGACAATCTTCACAGCCTAAACCCTTTGTGGACCAACGATTGCGCCCCCAAGTTAAATATATTTTGACGTCCAACGATTGTGCCCCCAAGGAACTCATTGGTGCTGCAAAGGATTCGTGGGGGCCCCAAGCATTTTCCGGGGGGCCACGACCCCCTGGCGCCGCCGGGGATGGGAGAGGATCCGTAACGCCCCCAAGGAAATTTTTTCACTGTAAATGTAAAAATTTTTTAACTTCCCAACCCTACACGAATTAAAATTTTCTTAACTGTAAATGTTAAAATTTCCTTAACAGGCGAAACAGACTCAAGAAAAGTCCCTTGCCACCCTCAGCCGCACGAGGCATACTGGACTTATGGCCGCAAGAAGAGACCTATCAGCCCGATATCGGGAGCTGAAACCGGAAGACCTGGACCAACAGAAACCGGCAGCGCCGTCCGCCGTCTTGTCGGCGGAGGAGCAACTGGCGTTGCGAATTCGGGAGGTGGCCGGGGCGTGTGTCCCGATCGAGGACGTGGCGATCCTGACGGGAGTGGCGCTCGCGGACCTTCAAGAAGGCGGAAAGTACAATCACCTGGTGAAGATGGGGATCGCGGAATCGAACATGGAGATTGGTCTGCGAATCCGAAACCAGGCGATTGGCGGGAATGCCACCAGCATGATCTACTGGACGAAATGCAATATGGGCTGGAACGAGGGTGGATCGCGCGCCAAGTCGGAGGGGAAGAAGGAACGCGAAATTACGAAAGTCAACTGGAATGTCGTGGGTAAGAAGGCAGGTCCGATGAAGCCGGGCCACCGGAGGACAGAAAGTGAGCGGATTCAATCGCCAGGGGAGGCCCCCCCGGCAGTCGTTGGGGAGGGGCCACTCAGCAGCATCCGCGCGCAAGTGGGCCGCAAAGGAGCCAAGGTACGCTGGGAGCGAGCAAGACAACGTGCTCAACTTCGACACGCCGCAGTGGGCGGTGCCGCTCCTGGTGCCGAACCGGTACAAGGGGGCATACGGGGGTCGCGGGAGCGGGAAGAGCCACTTCTTCGCGGAGCTGGTGATCGCGAGCCACGTGTCGGACCCGGACCGGAGCACGATCTGCGTCCGCGAGTTCCAGAAGAGTCTCAAGCAGTCAGTGAAGAAGCTACTGGAACAGAAAATCAGAAAGTACGAGGTCGGCGACTACTTTGAGATCAAAGCGAATGAGATCCGGTCCAAGAAGGGGGCTGGGGTCATCATCTTTGAGGGTATGGCCGACCATACCGCGGAGTCGATCAAGTCGTTCGAGGACTTCGATTGCGCGTGGGTAGAGGAGGCCCAGTCACTCTCCCAGCGGTCGCTGGATCTCCTACGTCCTACCATCCGCAAGCCGGGCTCGGAGCTGTGGTTTTCCTGGAACCCGAAGCACAAGACGGACCCCGTGGATGCGTTGCTCCGGGGCGAAGAGCTCCCGCCGAAGTCGATGGTCGTGAAGGTCAACTTCATGGACAACCCCTGGTTCGCGAAGTCGACCATGGTGGGGGAGATGGAGTACGACCGGAAGACGAACCGGGACAAGTACGTCCACACCTGGGAAGGCGGGTACCTGGAGCACTCGGAAGCCCGCGTGTTCAAGCGCTGGCACGTGGAGGAGTTCGAGGCGCCCCGCGGTGCGGTCTTCCGGTACGGTTGTGACTGGGGCTTCAGCCCGGACCCGCTGACGTTGATACGAATACACATCGACGGGCGGAAGATGTGGATCGATTACGAGGCATGGGCTCTCGGGTGTGAGATCGACGACACCCCCGCGGTCTTCCTGACGGTTCCGGAGTCGGAGAAGTGGCAGATCGTGGCCGGGGCGGACCGGCCGGAGCGGATTCGGCACATGCAGCGGGCTGGGTTTCGTATCCTGCCCGCTGTCCGCGGGCCGAAATCCGTCATCGAAGGAATCGCCTGGCTTGAGAATTTTGAGATTATCGTGCATCCTAGGTGCAAGCACACGATAGACGAGCTGGAGTTGTTCAGCCGGAAAGTGGACCCGTTGACGAACCAGGTCTTGCCGGTTCTGGAGGACAAGAACAACCACATGATTGAGGCCCTGCGCTATGCGTGTGAGTCTGTGCGCCGGACCGCACAGGGGAAAGCGGTTGCGCAGAACGTCCAGATCGCGCCCCTTCGTGTGGCGCACAGGTGGCGTTGATGGCCACGATTGACGTGCCCTCCGGTGAGTTGAGCGACGGGCGCGAGGAAGGTGCCGGCCAGAGTCGGCGGTCCGCGCGGCAGGCGAAAGTCCACATGGAGGCCGTGGACCGGTACCACGAATGCCAGTCGGCGCTCCGGGACGAGCGACTCCAGGCCCTCTCCGATCGCCGGTTCTGTGACATCGAGGGCGCGCAGTGGGAAGGCCCCCTGGCCGAACAGTTCGAAAACAAGCCCAAGTTCGAGATCAACAAGACTCGGAAAGCCGTCAACGACATCATCGGCGACTACCAGAACAACCGGATCGGGCCGGAGTTCATCGCCAAGGACGGGGTCTCCGACACGGACCTCGCGGACGCCTGTGGGATGCTGCACCGACGGGACGAGCAGGACTCGGTCGCGGTAGAGGCCTACGACAATGCCCTCCAGGAAGCGGTCAAGGGCGGGATCGGCGCGTGGCGGATCTGTTCCGACTACGAGGACAAGAACGTCGAGGAAGACGGAGCTGACCAGAGAATCACCATCGAGCCCATTTTCGACGCGGACTCCAGCGTATTCTTTGACCTGAACGCGAAGCGCCTGGACAAGTCTGACGCGCGGTTCGCGTTCGTGGTCTCCTCGATGACGCGGCGGGAGTATTGGCGGGTCTACAAGGAGGATCCGGGGACCTGGGGTAAGCTGATCCATCAGTACGAGTTTGATTGGCTGACGCCGGATGTGGTCTACATCGCGGAATATTACGTGAAGAAGGAAGTCTTCACAACCTCTTTCACATATCGGGGGATGTCCGGCGACGAGGTCACCTACGACCAAGACGATCTGAAGGACAATCCCGGCCTGAAGCGGCGCCTGAGGGCCACCGGCTACAAGAAGGTCAAGACGCGGCGGGAACGCCGGTGTCGGGTCTGGAAGTACATCATGAACGGTCGCGGGATTATGGGCAAGCCGACCCGGATCGCCGGCGAGGAGATCCCCATCATCCCCGTGTACGGTCACCGCTCCTTCATCGACAACGTGGAGCGGATCCGCGGCCACGTCCGGGGTGTGAAGGACGTCCAGCGCGTCAAGAACATGCAGGTGTCAAAGCTCGCCGAAATCGCCGGGGTTTCGGTCATAGAGAAGGCCATCGTTACCCCGGAGCAGATGGCCGGGAACGAGAACTACTGGGCGCAGGACAACCTTGAAAACTATGCGTACCTGCTGCTGAATGCGGTGATGGGTCCGGATGGGAGCACGATGCTGAGCGGCCCGCTGGGTTGGACGAAGCCGACCCAGGTCCCCCCGGCCCTCCCTGCGTTGCACCAGCTAGTGGAGCAGGATCTCCAGGAGCTGATGGGCGCGCCCCAGGAGGCGGAGAAGGTCATCTCCCACGTCTCCGGGAAGGCGATCGAGGCGATCAAGCAGCAGATCGACCGGAAGTCCCTCCCGTTCATCATGAACATGGCCAAGGCGATGCGCCGGTCCGCGCAAGTTTGGCTCTCGATGGCG